TGGGCGGTGGTGGCCGTCCTGACATTTATGGCGGGCGTTGTTGTGACCGGCGGAATCATCAGTGACAAGCCAGTCCGCGAATGGTTTGGCGAGGTCGACTGGTCTGCTTGGGCACAGGTCGTTGTTGCCGCTGTGGTTGGCTATGCGGCAGTCATGGTTCCCAAGAACATCGCGGAGTCGGAGAAGAACCGCAGATCTGAAGTACTTTTTACCCTTCTTGGAAATGTGCTGACTCCAGCCGCGGCTCTCTCCAACCGGATTGCCACCAGGAATATCCACAAGAGCATCTTTGAAGGGCTGTTCCGCGATCTTGAGATTCAACTGAGAACGCTGGATTCCTATCCAGCTGCCGATGTGCCATCCGCTGTTCTTCTGCAGCACAAAGTGGAAGCTCAGTTTCACTGCATGGGCATCCTTGAGCATGCGGCGGGGGTAAGGCCGCTGGTCAAGATCGGAGCACTGCCCAGTGACGCACAGGCAGCTGCTTTCGATGTTTATCACCAAGCCATCTCCAAATTGATGGCCGATATAGCCGAGCTCCAACGGAACTGAGATCTGACGGGTCACGCCACCCTCCTGTTCTGCCCGGCCATGTTCCAAAACTCGGCGCGCACGTCGTCGAGCAGCACGTGGGTGTAGGTGTTGCCGATGTACTCAGTCAGCCCGTCGAACAGCTCCTGGAACCTGGCTTGTTCCATCTCGTCGAATGACAGGCTCTCGGCGCGCTTGACCGGAATCGTGCGGATCTCCGGCAGTACGCCGGCCAGCACCTTGCGGGCGCCTGCACCCAGCAGCGCCTCGCAGGCGTCCAGCACCGCGGCAATGACCGGCGTTGCGTCCATTTCCACCGTCTCGCAGCACACGTTGGCGTCCAGCTGCAGGCGCTTCACCGCGTCGTGCGCGTCCAGCTGCTCCCAGCCTTCGACGTTGTCGACCATCAGGTGCCCGATCTTGTGGATCAGCCGGTGCTGCCATTCCTCGCGCGGCTGCTTCAGCTCGCCGCGGATCTCCCGGCCCACGCGGAACTTGCGATCGCGCAGCAGGCGCTGGTCGACGGCATTGGCCGGCACCAGGGCGCCCACCAGCTCGCCCGTGTCCGGGTCGATCAGCTTGGCCACGACCAGGTAGATCGGCCGCCGGGCGCGCTTGGCGCGGATCTTCTTCGCTGCAGCGGTCAGGGTCATGCGACTTCCCCCAGCTCGTCGGCCGCGCTGCGGTTGACGTAGGATGTCGACCCACCGTGCCAGGTCACCGGCACCACACCGATGTTCCCGTGCCGGTTCTTCACCACGTTGATTTCTGCCGCGGTGCGTTCGGCCTGCGGGTTGGACAGGTCGCGCCACAGCATCATGATCTGGTCGGCTTCCTTCTCGATCTCCGAGCTGTCGGCCAGGTGCTTCATCTGCGGCCGCTCTCCGTCGGCCTCACGGTTCACCTGGGCCAGCGCCACCACCGGAATCCGCAGGTCGCGCGCAAGGTTCTTCAGGCTGCGGGTGATGCTGCCCACCTGCTGGTGCTTCGGCGCGCGCGACATCGATGCGATCTCGATGCGCTGCAGGTAGTCCACGTAGAGCGCGCGGATGCCCAGCTGGTGCTTCCAGCGGCGGGCCTCGCGCACTACCTCGGTGATGTCCGGCGATGGCCGGTCGTGGATGCGTACCGGGAGCGCGCCGTACTGCTCGGCGGCGTGCAGCAGCGAGCCGACATCGTCGTGGCGGAACTTGCCGGCCCGCAGGCGACCGACGTTGACGCCTGATCCAGCGGCAAGCCAGCGCAGGCCCACCTGGTCGGCGGGTTGCTCGCCAGAGATCAGTCCCACCGCCCCACCCTTCGCGCCAGCGGCAGTGGCCCCCAGGAGGAAGCCCGTCTTCCCCATCGCCGGCCGCGCGCCAACGATGATCAGGTCGCTGTCGTGGAACCCCCCGAGGGCCTCGTCCAGGTCGAAGATGCCGGTGGAGACGCCGATCAGCTTCCCGCCATTGCGCTGCGCTTCCATCGCTTGGGCCACCGCCGCGTCCAGCGCCGCCTGCGACGTGTGCTCGTAACTGCGGTCGGCGGTGTGCAGGGTCATCAGCCGCTGGATCGCGGCGTCAACCGCGTCCTCCTGCCGAGCCTGCGCGCCTTCCTGCAATTCCCGCGCGATCGCCAGCGCCTCACGGTCTCGCCACGCGGCCAGCAGGATAGACGCTTGATAGGCCGGCTGGCTGCTGGGGTACAGATCGCGGTCGACGCCAATCAGCATCGCCAGCTCGCTCAGTCGCGGGCTGCCCATGCGGTCGGCCACGTCTGAGATCGTCACCGCGTCCACCGGCTTTCCACCTGCGTCCATGCTGCGGATCAGCTCCCACAGCTGACCGCCTCGACTTCATGGAGGAATGGGCCGAGCAGATTGACGCCATCGCCAAGGCCACGGGGGCAGCCTGATGCGCCTCCTGACCTTCCTCGGCTGCAGCAACTGGCGCGACTTCGCCCCCTGCCTCGCCTGCTACGCCATCACCGCCGCGCTCGCAGCCGCCATGTGCTGGCCGCTGGCCTGGTCCTGACTTCCCGCCGGCGCGGCCGGCTCTACGAGAGGCACCACCGATGTTCCAACTCGATCAACACGATGCGGTGTTCTCGCATCTGAACCTGCGGAAGGAGAAGCACGGCGACGAAGACGCGGCCGCTGCTGACCTGAAGTTCTCGCTGAACGCTCCGAACACGATCCTCAACACCATCGACCCGGCCATCCTGCCGGCGTTCTGGAAGAAGGCCGACAAGGGCCAGCAGCAGAACCTGCCGATGGAGGGCAGCACCGACCTGGTGGCACTGAACCTGCCGCTGCTGGGCGAGCAGGACATCACCGGGAAGTTCGAAGGCTACGAGCTGTCGATCGGCTCGCTGATGGATCACATCGAGGCGGTGTTCTTCGCCGACGCCAAGGTGAAAAAGATCACCTGGAAGCCGCTCGAAGGCGGCAGCGTGGCCATGGGCTTCACCGTCTCGGTGCTGCTGGACGAGAACGAAGACGCCGAGCTGATCTCTGCATGGCGCCGCGGTGAGGTGCGTCTGACCCTCACGCCGCCGAGCGCCGCCCCACAGCAAGCCGATCTGGCCGCGTAACGCATTCCCCGCCCTCACGGGCCCCGCGCCGGCCGGGATTCCACGACGCCGGCATCCATTCCTCAACACCACGCCAACGGGAGTTCTAACCATGGCACTGCGCATCATCCGCTCCACCGACCCGATCACGGTCACCCGCCTGAACGTCTGCATCTACGCCGCGCCCGGCCTGGGCAAGACGTCCATTTCATTCACCGCCGACAAGCCGCTCCTGCTGGACTTCGACCGCGGCGCGCACCGCTCGGCCAACCGTAAGGACACGGTGCAGGTGGAGCGCTGGGAAGACGTGGCGCACATCACCGCCGACGACCTGGCCGACTTCAACACGGTGGTGGTCGACACGGCCGGCCGCGCGCTCGACACGCTGACGCCTGACATCATCCGCCGCAATCCGAAGATGGGCCGGGGCGGTTCGCTGACTCTGCAGGGCTTCGGCCAGCTGAAAAGCGAGTTCGTCGCATGGCTGAAGCACCTCAACAGCCTGGGCAAGGACGTAGTGCTGATCGCCCACATGGACGAACAGCGCAACGGCGACGAGATCATTGAGCGTCTGGACGTCCAGGGCGGCAGCAAGGGAGAGATCTACAAGGCGGCGGATGCCATGGGCCGGCTGTCGATCCGCGACGGCAAGCGCATGCTCAACTTCAGCCCCACCGATGCGTCGTTCGGCAAGAACCCGGGCCAGCTGGAACCGCTGGAAGTACCGCACCCGGAGCGTGACCCGCAGTTCCTCGCTCGCGTGATCCAGCAGATCAAGGACCGGCTCAACGCCATGACCGAGGAACAGCGCGAGGCTCAGGCGGCGCTGGAGAAGTGGCGCGACCGCACCACGGCTGCTCAGGACGTCACCGCAATCAATGCGCTGCTGCCGGAGGCAAAGGGCGGCTCGCAGGCCATGAAGGTGCTGCTGAACGACCGTGCTGCCGCTCTCGGCCTGACCTTCGACAGCAAGGCCGGCCAGTACGCCGCGCCGAAGGCGGCCTAACCGTGC